CTGACCTCATGGGAGGCAGAAAGGAATTTGAACCACTGCTGTGGGCTCTGTACAAGGACAGACGTTGTAAGACGTGTGTCTGGGAACACGGCCTCAGCAAAGAGTTTCAGTCCTTTCATTCCTTCCAGCAGCATTGGTGGCAGAAACACCTCGACGTTTTGTCCCAGGGATGGGCCGATTCGAGCGAGGGACTGTCGCCCATTGCAGCCGTGGGAGAGTCAGAAGAGTGTTGCAGCTCTGGTGAAGCCTCTTTGGAGGAAGTCACAAGTTCCTGTGAAGGAACCAGCTCTATGGAGCCGGATTGGACCATAAGATGGTCCACCCAGGACGTGCCCGTCGCGCCCAGCAGCTTGCAGCTGCAGGGATGGTTGACTTATTCAGGCATATCTTGGCAGGTCGATGAGGAGTCTTCGGGCTCCAATCGCCATCCGTTTTCCGCAGCATGCCGCTTTGCGGTGGGAAGCAAGCTGATCAAACTCGCCGGCCGCGCATTGAAGCGCAATGGCCGAGCAGGTGAAGGTCTGCGTGATCTCATCGTAATTTGGCCGCGTGACGAGGAGGTTGGCCCTTATGAGAAGAATCTCACTTGGGTCTTGGGAGAGGAATGGGAGCCGGCGTGTGTCGGATCCTGGCGTCCTGAACTCCACCTCAACGACGTCGTGCGGAGCCGCGAATTGGGCGACTCCCAATTGTCAGATAGTACGCTTTTTGTGTCTCATGACGGCCTTCTCTACCATCGCAGCCCAGACGAGGTAGTTGGCATGTTTGAGCACCATCCGGAAATTGACAAGGGGGTCACTCTTTTCTTGAGCGGCCGGTCTCTCCTGGCGCAAGAGGGCAACGTGTGGCTCGAAAAATTTGAGCACGCCGAGTTCAGCGTTCCAGAGCGGGAGATCAGCAAACGGTTGCCGCGGGCTCTTTGGAAGCACGCTCGTGATGGGCGAGGGGAATTGATCTTGAATGTGGATGGCAGGCCGATTGAAGAGCGAGTAGAGAAGGTTGTCAAACCAGGTGCTAGTTACCGGGCTCTTGACTTTCTTGAAGGCTTCGGCTGTTATGAGGGAGGAAAGCTGCAGTGGCACGCGAGTTGCGGGCCGCAAGGTGATTCCTTTTATCCCCACCCTCTGCGCGGGGACGACTGGCTCTTGAATGAGCATCTCGTCATCAGTCGCAGGAGTGGCCTGTTCGAGGTTGGTGTCCACCAAGAGACCAGCATTGGCCCTTACGTCATTTTGAAAGTGAACATTAGGAGAACCGGACCAGGACCAGAGGAGTTTGAGGAGGTGCCATTGGGCGTCATCCACCGGAGCCCTAGGTCCAGACCAAACGGTGCTTTCGTCACGGGAGGCATCATCCCCAGGCTGCTTCAGCAGTTTGGGTCGGGGGCGAGGCGTGCGCAGCTGGAGGACAGTGGCGCTCTTCGCAAACTCGACGTGCGGTCCATCAACGAGATGGTGGACTTGGTCGGCAAGAGCAATTTCGACCAACTGTCAGGTGTTCAAGAGGGAAACGACCCTCCTCGGTACTTTACCGAGCGCCTAGTCAGCGCAGCGGGAGCCACCATGTCCAAGGCGATCTCGGATTGCCGTGCGGCTCTTCCAACGGTTGATTTTGCCAATCAGTACACAGAGGCTGCGAAGTCCAATGTTGAAAGTCGAGTGGAAGCCATGGGCCCCCTCTTGGCGGGGGTGTTTGCAGAATTGTCCGTGAAGCAGACGAAGCTGGAGTTCGTGGCGTGTCTCATTGAGCGCGTGTGCGCCTGGGCGAGGCGCATGTGGGGCTTCATTTCCCAGGGTTTCATCCCAGCCAGCCTGGTCTCTGCGTCGGCAGGGCTTGCCCGCCGCTTGGCTGGGAGAGTCGGTGCAACGAAAGGTCTGGTCAGTTGGGTTCAGCAATGGCGGACTGACAGTCCGACGGCGTCTTTGTGGGTCGAAGTTGGCGGGAGCGTGGCAGAGGTCCTGGTTGTGCCGGTTGTGGAGGAAATCATCAAGCATTTGACCGAACCTTGGTGGAGCGCGGGTTTTGGAGCTCTGGAAGGAATCGTGCAGGCCTGCAGCATGTGGTTGGATGGCAAGCCTGTGGAGAAAGCCATGGCCAGGGTCATCTTGAACACGGTGGCCCATGCGTTGTTTCGCCTCGTTCCTTTGTGGATTGCCATTCCAGGTCACATGCTGTTCAATCTGGCATCGGAGGTTCAGTATTGGATCGCCCGATGGCCGACTCTTGCAGCTCAGCTGGGATTCTTGGTGGACGAAATTGAGATGTTGGCAGTCACAAAGCCGAAAACGTATCCCATGGAGGCGTTCTACCACAAGGATTCAGATGGCCACCATCGCCCAGTTGTTGGGGCCGACGAGGAGTCTGGCGTGAGCAATCGGTTTGTCATTTTGTCCAGCCCGGCCACGGACCAGTTGGTGGAGTCGACCGGCACTCTGGCCGATTTTGCCGCAATGGCCCATTCGCGTCTGCTGGCGCCCGTGGAGTCAGAGCCTGAGGAGGAGGAGTGGGCCGAGGCGTCTCGCGAGTTCTTCTTGTGTACGGCCGCTGAGCTGCGGTTTGACCCATCTTCGGAGGTGGCAGAGGACGGCTTGACTTTGGAGTCTTGGGACGGGTGCGCTCGGTACATCCGTTCCCGCCCTTGGCCTGACACGTTGATTTTGAGCTCGTTGGAGGAACTCCGTCTGGCGGAGAATGGGGCTCACCTTCCCGGGGGGAGAACTCTCAATGCAAAGAAGGAGACCTTGGTGGACCGTCCAGACCTGGCTGCAACGGAGGAGGACAACGCGAGCCGCACTCGGCCCCTGGTGCCTCGCGCGCCAAAGGATTTGCCCCTCATCCGTCTTTCTTTGCCCCTGAAGCGCTTCCTGGACCGCACCACTTACTTTTCTCGAAAGGTGGGGGGCGCCATTGGTCACCACCAGTCTTGGGATGAGGCCAACGCAAGGGGTGATGGTTTCGTTTGCTCTTTTAGCTTCAAGCCAACGGCCACGCCAGCGCAAAGAAGTCAGTGGCTGCGGGACCGTTTGGAGGAGCCTGGCTGGCACATCAATCAGTACGGGGACGACCACGTGTCCGTTTTCGTCACGCAGGGCATGTCATTTGATGAGGCGTGGGCTGCTGCGGTGGATTTCAAGTGGTGCGATCGCACCTGCGGGGGGGAGTTTCACGTCTGGTTTTGTCAGGCGGTTCGGGACATGTTCCGCCAGGAGGACCAAGAGGAGCTGAACCGGCTTCTTGGGGACATGATGTCGCGGTTGGTGGGGGAGTTTCAGCTGAAGAGTAAGAAGCTGGACGACTACGAGCCCATTTTCTTCGAAAAGGAGGAGATTTCCACGAACACCGGCGAGCTGCTCACGTCGATCAAGGCGTTGGCAGCGGGCAAAGTGTCGGGGGTGCACGCCATTCACGCTTTTCTCATGCGTCGCGGCTCACTGACTGGCTTGACTTGCTTCACCCTTGCCACGGTGTGTTTGGCGGAGTCCATGAAATGTTTGGGGTTCATTCCAGAATTTGAAACCGACCGGGCCGGGAGTGCCCTTCAAAAGATTGAGAGAGTGACTTTCCTGGGGGGCCGGTGGTTTGACACGCCGCGGGGTGCGGTGTGGTTTGCAGCCAAACACCTCAAGGCCTACTGCCTTTTTCCAAATTGCCGCCGGATCTACGGTGGGCAGACTCCATATCTTGACCACATGCGCGTCCTTTTGACTGACCCAGAGCTGATGGTGACCCCGGATGGTCGCTGTCTGGCCAGATGGTTCAAACGTTGTTTGAATTTTGAGTCAGCGAGTCAGCGTCCCATAGAGCGGCTCAGAGGGATGTGGCAGACCAACCTGATGAGTTCCGGCGGTGGCCGGTATTTGTTGGAAGAACGGAACACCACCGAAGTGGACAGCCTGGATTTCCAGAGTTATGAAGCAGGTGTGCGTTCTGTCATGCTGGGCGCTTATGGGCCTCTTGCCGAGTGGGAAGGTGTTTCCGCGACAATTCAGGCAATCGACGCCCTCCCAGCGGGCATTCCTCAGCGTTTCGAGCTGGGTCAGTACTGGTTCGTTCTCCGGTACGGAGTGTCCAAACGAGAAAATTTCATTGACGTGCCAAAGTTGAGTCTCATTTCAAGTGTGATTGATCTGGGCAAGAAACTTTATCACAGGCTTTGTTCCATGTCGGCTAAACCCAGTGGAAACAAAGGAGGCCGGTCGTCCAAGGAAACGACCAAGACCAAGACCAAACGCAAGGAGGAGAAAACCATGACCATGGCCGACATGATGGAGGCCCTTCGCCGTCACGAAGCGGCCAAGACTGGGCCCAAGCGGAAGCAGCCCAAGAACACAGGAGCGGGCCCCGCCAAGGAGACGAGGAGCCAGGCCGAGCCAGTTTCGAGCGTTCGCGGCTACGTGGGAGGGGCTCCCCGCATCAAGCGTCTCGAGTCGGGTGACATCACGGTCACCCACACGGAGTACATCGCCGATGTGGTCAACACGACTGGAGACGTGGGCACCAGCATGGCCCAGCTGTTGAACTGGAACTTGGTCAGTCAGCTGAACCCCTTCGCCGGCCCGGTGGCGCCAGGTCAGGCCGCCAGTCCCAATGCGATCAACCCGATCAACAAGAACATCTTCAAGGTGTTGGCCAAGCTGGCGGAAAACTTTGAGAAGTACCAGTTTGAGCAGTTGACCTTTCATTTTGGCAACCGCTGTGCCACCTCTGCCAATGGGGAGGTTTTGTGGTCGTGGGACATGGACCCGGACGATGCCCCGCCCAGTTCCAAGGCGGATTTTCTGCAGCTCAAGCGCAGCGTGTCAAGCTCGGTGCACGAGGATTGCCGTCTCGTGATTCCGCCTCAGGCGTGCCCTCTGTACGTCAACCAGCTGGTGGAGGGGCTGGCCGCCAGTGCTCCGGTGGCTGCCCCCGAGCCTCGCACGTGCAATTACGGTCAGGTGTTCTTTGCCGGGAACAACATTGACTCGAGCTTCTGTGGCGACGTCTTTGTGTCATACAAGTGCCGCCTCATGGAGTACCAGAACCGGCCGGAGACCGTGGTCGCTGGCGCTTCCTTCTCGTCCAACGGTGGTGGGGCCCCAACGCGCCTCAACCTTTTTGGACCCCAGGTGAACCAGACCAAGTTCAGCGAGGGGGTGGGCATGGGCCAGTACACGAGTGGAGTGGCTGGGGGAGCTATTCAAGCTGTCGTGTTGGACCAGCCGGGGGAGTACCAAGTTTCCGCCACCTTTGTGGGAACAGGGTTCACGGGAGTCGTCAACTGGACCGAGTTGGACGCTTTGGCTTCCACCAATTTGGAGAATGCTCTGGCTGGAGTTTATGGGACCGTTCGTGCCAGCATTGCTTCTTCGACCCAGATGGCCTCCACGGTCATTCTGCGCGTTTTGGAGGCCCCTGCTGCGCTGGGCTGGTATGTCGATGCCGTGACCACCGTGACCAGCGCAATCTTGACGGTCGCGAAAACCGTGGTGGGTTCTGCCACCGGCGGCACGACTGTGGTCACTGTCCCAGGCAGCCTTCCTTTCCCCCCCCTCTTCGAGGCCGTCACTCCGGTGAAGGCCGGTGACATGCGGCGCGTTCAACGCCTGCCCAAGCCGTCAAAGGAGAAGGAAGAGCAAAAGTCCGTAGCTACCGTGGTCGTCACTGAGACGACACGGGTCGTGTCCCATTGATGGGCACCGGCGACCCAACCCCTCGGGTCTGTTTGCGGGGATCCCTCACTGGGGATTACAATTCAAGTGTTGGGGTGTGACTAAACGACACCCACTGCCCA